AGTCTTCATGTTCTGCCATCGCTTTGTAAAAATCTGTGGCCTTGTCTTTGGCCTGTAGTTCGTCGGCAAGAACTTTGGTCTTCTCTATCTTCTTCCCATCTTTGCGCCCTAGAACGTACAGGATAGGTAACAGGACAGCCAAAGCGCCTATGATGTAGGTTTTGATCTTGCCGAAGATAAACATCAGTGGATGCCCTCTTTATGGTCCTTAAACCGTGCGTATGCCGCAAGTGCGATACCACCCAGCGCACACAACAAGAAAATAGTTTTCATGCTACTAGAATAAGGAACTAACGCCTCTATCTGCGGGGTATTTTCACCAAGCGCTGTAGCAGCACCTGCAATACCTGCACCCGCCATAGTTTTAGATTTAGTCAGAGGCTTTTTTGCTGTCGCTTCCACTCTCTGTGGAGCAATAGGGCCACCTTCATCTGCAGGCAGTTTTGCATCAGCAGAAAAGATTGCAGCTTCTGCGGCACGACGACGTGTTAAGCCCTTTAATGGTGTAAGCTTTCCATCTATACGGGCTTTATTCCAGCGCATAATTTGCTCAGGTACATCATCGTAATGCCCGCTGTTAAGCTTCTTTAACAGTGTGCTGCTTCGGAAATTACCGCCGCCTAAGTTGAAGACGAATGATACTAAAGCATCAAACTGTCCTTGTGTTAGCGGAACAGTAACGTATTGCTTAACTATATTCGCATGTTCACGAATATCCTCTAAGAGTTTTAGTTCTGCTTCTGCTTCAGTTATTTTCATACCAGAGCGGACGCCTTTGCAGGAACCCCAACCTATTGTCCATTTTCCTGCAGGACATCGATAACTGGAGATCATGCCGTCTGGTTGTACTTTGTGTAGACCTTCAAATCTCTTAATAAGGTCTATGCCATCTTGTGATACTGTTTGTGGGTGCATTTCTATACCGTCTGTGTAAATGGTGCCATAAAACCCGACGTAGGTACGGCAGGCTTTCCCTTATTAGGATTTGCCTGCAACGCAGGACTTAAATTGCCCATACTAACACTTGATCCTGGTAGCGTTTCTAGGTTTGCTAAATCTCCTAAAGCCTTATTTATGTTGATTACATTTTGACCAATAGCTGTGCCTGTTTGGTCGAATGCTCGCAGCAGGATATTTCCATTATTATCAATAGACCTCTGGATAGTGTTTCCATTATCCATAACGCTTTCAGTAATTAACTCGCCTGTATCGTCAAACGCCCCACCGAGTTGGTAGAATTGTTGACGCATACCCATATCCAGATCAGTCATTTGAGAGGCAACACTTGCAAGATCTTTAATTTGAGTATCCATAGTCCCTGCAGTTTCATCAAATCCTGACTGAATTAAGTTCTGAGCTTGTTCAATCTGACTTACTTGTTGATCAGACATTTCAGTCATCAGACCTTTTTGATCTGCTAGAGTGTCTTGTACCCCTGAGAAGCCTTGCTCAACTTGGCCCTGAATTGTGTCTAACTGCGAAAGACCAGACATTACATCGGTCACATTTAAGCTAGTTTCGTTAAGCAGGTTACCCTGATCATCAAAGGAACGAGTAATGAGGTTGCCATTTGCATCCATCTCTCGCTCGACCAAATTACCCATTGCGTCTTGGCCTGAGCGAATAAGATTACCTTGTGCATCAAACGCTCCTGAAACGGTCTGCATATCAGCACGTTGCTGATCACTTAAACCATCCATTGCAACACCAAGAGACAGAAGCTGTGCGCCTTGATCCGAAAGGGTGGCATTCTGAGCATCAAACAAATTGGAAACGTCGCTGGTGACGCCTGTAAGGCCCGTACCAAGTCTTGTTTCAACTTTCGTCAGCGCATCGTTTAAGTTTGTTTCCGTTGTGCCTATCAGCGTTCCTTGGGCATCAAATCTATCTTCAATAAGGTTACCTTGTTCATCTATCCGTCTGGATATTACGTCGCCATTATCTGCTACTTCTGACTCAATCAATTTACCTTGTGCATCGAAAGCGTCCATAACACCGTCAAATTCTGTCATAAGATCAGTATCAAGGTTCGAAATGTCTCCGCCTAAAGTATCAATGACATTTTTAAATCTGTCGGCTAAATCTAAATCTGCAAGCTCTTGTTCAACCAGTTCCCCACTAGCTTTAAAGCCCTCTCCTACATCGTCAGAAATTTGAGTAAACCCGCCCTCAACAGTGTCGCCAAGTTCTTTAATATCCGCATCAGTATCACTACTATATCCCGAAACGGCTTGAGCATATTCACCTAAGTCATCCCGTAAATTTTCGTAGGCTGTTTCTTGACCTGACAGAATATTAGATCTTTGCGTATTGGCAGCTTTTACATCATCATCATATCGATCAACGTATGTATCGAATGAGGATACAAAACCTTCCTGATCAGATTTTATATCACTGGTAGTATCCGCTAGATCATCATAATAATCTGCTTGGTTGTCGGACATTGTGTCGAGATTATCTAATATATCTTCACGACTCTCTTGAGCAGATTCATTTAAATTTTCTCTACTATCTTGGGCGTCATCAAACCCCGTATCTAACGTTTCATCGACGTTATCAAAGCCCTTTTCGGTGTCGTCTGCTAGATCATCTAGAGAAGATCCAAGCCCTTCTGTATTATTATCTATAATATCAGCGGTATCTTGTACGTCACTAATAGCATCAAGATTATCTTCGACAGAACTATCTAAGGTATCAAATCTATCATCACTAAAATCTCTTAGAGAATCTTGCCCATCTCTCAACGTTTTTGTCTGATTAGTAAGAGCAGTATCTAGACCTTGCTGCCCTGTCATAACTTTTCCAAAATCTCTGGTTAGGTTTTGGTTTTGGTCGTAAAACTGCTTGTATAATCCTGTAGGATCCTTTCCCGCACGACCTATTAGGTTTTGGATTTGCTCTTGGCTAAGATCCAAGTTTCCAAAACGAGTATCCATATCCCCGAAACGATCATAAATAGTATCATAGGCTGTGTCTGCCGCTTTTCTGGCAGAATCAATTGAACCCGCAATATTTTCTTGGTTACCAATCATAGTGCTTTGGTTGTCGGAGAGTGATTCATACTGATCATCACCCAAACCTGTATAGGTATTTGTGACCGTTGTTTTCTTGCCACCGCCGCCCATATTAGAACTCCTTTTTATGGATTTTATCTGGCTGACTGAAACGTCGCCAACGGGCAGGAACACGTTTGCCCAAAGTTTTTTGTGAGTGTTTCATCATGCCTCGCATGACTTTAAGTGTGTGACCGTGAGGGGCTATAAAATCTATTCCCCAAAGTTCATATTGGTCATTTATGATATCAGGACGTTTCCACACCTGTTCATCAGGCACCCACATCTCAGATAAAAAGTTTTCTGCCTCATCTGGCGTCAACCACGCCCATGTAACAAAACCTATTGGCTTACTTTTTTCATAAAACAAATAAGCTTTGTTATAAAGAAGAGGTAGAAGACAGTAGTGATTAAACTCTACTAAGGTATAAAGCCTATGATCATCTGATTTATTAAAGAGATATAGGCAATCCAGAACAGTATTTCTGTTCTTCATTGCGCACCTAACTATATTTATTAGTTGTAATTAGTATAACACTTAGTTAGTGCGCTTTTCAAGCGTTTTATGACGGTTTATTAGGCCAAGTTACACTAAAAGGAAAGCCAGCTTGTGCTGGTACATCCCTTAGTGCTTGCCTGTAAGTAGTCATTTCACTCGACATAGTTACATCTGATAGAGCCATCCAGTCAGTTTCTTGCAATAAGCTATCACGTTTAGCTCTTACGTTAGACTCTGCCGTGGCTTGTTCCATATTCTGTGCAGTGTAAGATACTTCCCACTCGTTGCCGTACAAAGGTTGTCCTACCTGATCTGTATCCACCTCACCTGTCAAAGGATCAGTACAGTCAGCTTCAGTCTTCATGCGGATGACTTCCCGTGTAGGTGTACCTACTACAAGTGTTTGTACCAGTGGGTCATACGAGGGTTTAGCTAGTTCAGTAACCTCATAGACTGCATACCTACGCAAGATCGTGTTAGGTATCTGTGCAGGAAAAGATGTGCTTGGGTTATCACGGCGAAATTGTCCAATCGTGTATGGAAATTGATCGACATTACCGTTTGTAAGTTTTACGAACATGTTTTCTCCTTAGAACTGCAAAATCAAATAATCAGTGTCAAACCCCCCTGAGAAGGTACTATTATTGTGTGGTAAAGTTGCTGTAACTGTTGTTGTTTCCGTTTGAATGTAAGTAGCCTGAACATCAACGTTTGTTACTGTATTTCCTGATCTGGCAACCTCAATAGGGGATAACGACTGAGATACACTTAGCGTTATTGTTTCTGTGAGGAGGAAGTTTGAACTAGCATGTGCATACCAAATAAACGCATTCCTTGGTACACTTACACTAACAGTTTTTGGACTTGGGCTTGTAGAGGTGTTAAATGAATAGTTTTGTTTGCCGTTTGTAACTGTTGGCTGCACCGCACTGTCCAGCATAAATGCCATTATAGATATAGCTACTGCTGCATTACCTGAACCCGTAACGGCAGAAACGGTAGAACCTGTAGAAACGTTTTCCAAGTAATAAACTTCGTGGTGATTAACATAAATTGATGCTACTGTTATATCGTAACTGGCAATCTTTGTTGCGCTAACACCCCCTACTGTAAGTGTTGCTGAAGAGTTGTCTCCACTGGTAGAAATTGCTTTTGAACGTCTTACAATAAATACACAAGCACTATTTGTAGTTATGTTTAATGACCCACTATAAGCTGTTTGACCCGCATCAATACGAGTTCCAATATCTATATCTGCATCATCTATTACTACTGGTATAACTAACGATCCAGCGCCACCCATTTGCATTAACCGTGAAACACTCATGACATTGCGTTCCCTGCTCTAAAGCCTTGGTAGGTAGTTCCACCATCGTCCGTGTAAAATACCAACACATCTGTTTCATCTATTGCTGGACCAGCAGGGGCTGTACCACTAGGGAACTTTACTGATGAAGGATATGTGAAGGTGGCTGCTGATGTGGAGCCTGTGGTGTATTGGTAGACGGTGTCGTTAACATCACCAACTACATACATTTTAGTACCATCGGGTTTAAAAAATACATCTCTTGGAGAAGTTTCTTGCGATGCAACACTAAAACTTACATTGTCATATGAAGCAGTGCTTAAATCCCAAGCTGTTGATAAACCGTACTGATAAATAGTATCGTTAGTAGCACCTACCATATACATTTTTGTTCCGTCACTGTTAAATGTAAGGTCTAACGGAGCAGTATCTTGAGAAGAAGTACTAAAGCTAACACTATCGTAAGATGCAGTAGAAAGATCCCATGCAGTGCTTAGACTAAATTGGTAGACACTTTGAGTGCCAAAAACGTCTATTATGTACATTTTAGTACCGTCTGACTTAAACTCAATACCTACAGGCAGCGTTACTGGCGAGTTCGCTGTAAAATTTACACTGTCGTATGATGCAGTAGATATATCCCATGCAGTTGAAATAGAGTATTGCCAAACTTTATCACTATTGCCAGTAATCCAAAATTTAGTACCATCTGGTTTAATGAACAGACCTTGAGAGTTAGGTTCTTGAGATGAAACACTAAAGCTAGTAGAATGAGATGCAGTAGAAACATCCCAAGCTGTGCTTAGTGAATATTCTTGAACCGCATCACCGCCGTAACCAACGACAAACATTTTTGTACCGTCAGGTTTAAAAACTAAACTACTTGGAAAAGTTTCTTGAGATCCAACACTAAAGCTCTTGCTATCATAAGACGCATTAGCCAAGTCATAAGTCTCAGCCACATTCGCACCAGTAAGTGCCAAAGCAAAGCCTGCTGCTGTGCCTGATGCTGGGGGGTTACCAAAAACAAACAGAGTGTTTACTGAGGGAGTGTGGCTGAAGTAGTTGCCTGTGGATAAATCAAGGGTTGTATCGGAACCAGTAGTAAATTGATGTATTAAGCCATCTCCAGAGGATAGCAAAAACATTTTAGTTCCACTAGAATTAAATACAAAGCTGCCATGTCCAGACCCAGTACCAATAGAAGTTGTGCTAAAACTATCTATAAATGTAATTGTAGACGACAAATCGTATGCAGTAGATAGACTATATTGATTTATTTGAGGTCCAGGGCTATCAGTTCTAAGAACAAACATTCTAGTGCCATCATTGTTAAATGCAGCGCCAGATGCATTCATATTATTGCCAATACTAAAACTTGAACCTGCAGTACCTGTAGTTACATCATAAGCAGTTGTTAAATCCCACTCCTTAACTGACCCTTGATCGTATGTTATAAAAAACTTAGTGCCATCAGGCTTCCAAGTAATCTCTCTTGGAGTACCGCCTATATAGAGCCTTCTACCAAAAACAGCCGTGGATACGTCAAACGCAGTTGATAAATCATATTCTACAACGTCATCACCAACGTGTCCTGTTATATACATTTTAGTACCATTAGTATTGAAAGCAGCCCCGAATAAAGCAGACTCTTCAGCATATACATTAATTCTTTGAATATATGTTGCTGTAGTTATATCAAAAGCTGTAGACAGTGTGTACTCATTCACAGAATCAGAAGCTAATCCTGCAATAAACATTTTGGTTCCATCAGGGCTAAAATGTAATTGCCCACCGTCTGCAGCCTGTTCTGCAGAATAATCATATGTAACACCGTCAGCAACTGCGTTTGCAATGTCATATGGCGTAGTTGGACTAGTAACTTCAGTAACTGTACCCACACTCTTAGCCTGTGGTGCTGAGAATACGCCGCCGCTGTAACTAATGTCTAAGCTCATGCTAGTGCATCTCCTACTTGAAATCCGTAATACGTTGTACCGCCATCGTCCGTATAGAATGTGTACACATCAGTCTCACCATTGGCAGGTGCTGTGGGTGTTGTGCCGCCTGACCAAATGACAGATGATGGGTAAGTGATTGTTGCTAGTGCTGATGAGCCTGTGGTGTATTGGTAAACACCAGATCCATCAAGAACGTACATCTTACTGCCATCAGATTTAAAGAACATGCTATTTGGACCAGTGGTTTGCGAAGCAACACTAAAAGATCTTTGATAAGTTGCTGAAACAGTCCAAGCTGTACTTAAACTATACTCGTAAACAGAATCGTTTCCACTTCCACTAACAAACATTTTAGTTCCGTCAGAATTAAAAGATAATCCATTAGGAGCAATGTCTTGCCCTCCAACTGGTGCACGGCCTGTATAAGAAGCTGTAGATATATCCCAAGCTGTGCTTAAAGTGTACCTATTTACTTCATCTCCGTAAGTTGCAGTTACAAACATTACAGTTCCGTCAGGTTTAAAAAACACATCAGATGTTT